TTGTTTAATTGTTCTAAATTTATTTTCTGTTTTTCAGGTGGATATCTTCCGTCATATTTATCAGCATATTTTAATCTAATAAGTTCTGAACCAAGATAATCATCTGTTTGGAGGACCGTACCTATTGGATAAGAACGGCCAAACATATTACTCCATTTTTTTTTAAGTCTAACTCTATAAGCCATGCACTAAAAAAGTTGTTGTTTTAGAATATAACTCATGGTCTTTATCAAAGGAATCGTACTCATTATCAAAAGTTGCGTATCCAAATGATTCATTATTAACAGTACCAGATGCTTGACTTTCCAAAGCAGTAATTACGGCATCATTTATTGCAGTTACTTTATCATATGATGTAGCATAACTTGTTACTTCCACAGTCCATATATAACCGCAATTTTTTGCACTTGTAGTTTTAGATACAATACGGCAAACGCAATATGGGGCCGTTTCTGTTTCAAAGACCACAACCGGATAGACTTTATATTTGGTTGCAGCTTTATTTTGACCAATCTCAGATTGCACACCGGCATTGTTTTCTAAAATATAAGTAACTGCTTTTAGCATATTATTTTTTCCAATTACCAGTACCTTGTTTTACAGTTCTTTTCATATAAAGGATAAATCTTTGGCCTACAAAATTTTTGATGTCTTGTACTATTTTATCTTTTGTTTGGTCAAATGCTGGCTGCATAAAAGGATAATCAGGAACATTTCTTTTTTTATTCCAACCACCTTTTCTATGACCATATTCAACCAAATGACCATGAAATCCTCTGTAACCTCTTCTTCTTCTTGGACCTACAACAACTGCACCTATTGAATTACTTTTTTGTATTGATATTTTTTCAGGACCAATACTTTTTTTAAGGTTACCGGTTTTATTTTTAATTTTTGATTGTGCTACTTCAATTAAAGGTTTTGCTGCATCTGCATGAGCAGCACCCATAATTCTATGATTTACTTCATTAGGTAAACCACGCAATATTTCATCAATTTCTTTTAAACCAGTAAAACTTAATTTGAAATTCATGTAAAATAGATTTCGTCAAGTAGATTGCTTGTTATTTTTAACCATCTATTTCGTCCTTCATTAGTTTGAAGAATATTTAAAATTTCATAAACCTGAGTATTCCAAACAATTCGCATTGTTCTATTAATATCATCACGATATCTAATAGTCCATTCAGTATTTTGAAAATACGTAAGTCTATCATCTATAACTGCGGTATTACCTGAAACATCAAATTTTCTTGCGTTCATTTGAGGATATTCAGGTATTAATTCCCAATCAGTTATCTTGTCTTCATTACTATCTCCATCCACAATAACTGGACGAATAAAATAGATTTCATGGTCAAGATGCCCAATTAAATGTTTATGCGCTAACATTTTGCATTGTAATTAATCTATTAACCTCTTGCTCACTCAATCTTTTATAAATCTCAAGCAAATTATAATCCTCTCCTATAAAATAATTAAACTTCCATAAATTCTCACTTGATTTTACATCAATTACACCTGGAACATCTTGATGTTTAACCTTATGATATTTTACTTTAGTTTTTGTTTCAATATTATAGAGGGAATTATTGTCCAATCCACGATTTAAAGAGTCGGACCATAATGTCCAATTCATTTGATTCAGAATTTTTCTACTTATAATTCTTCCGGCTCCATATGTACTTTTATCTGTAGTTAACCTACTGCAAGCACCAGTTTCGCTTTCTATGTATGCAGCATCCGTTATTCCAAAAAAATCATATTTACCGAAATAATCTAAATATTGGGTTAGTAAATCGTTTGTAATTAAATCATCACTTCCAATCTCCTTTAAGTAATCAAAATCAAATCTTTCAGCCGCTCTAAGGCCAGTATTTTTCTTTTTTCCTAATGGATAATTATCTGTCATGAACCATTTAATCCCATACTTATTACATAACTGAATCATCCCAGGCTCAGATATAACTGCAAATGCTTCAATATTATAAGCACTATGTTTTTTCATGCGCTCAATACCCATAAAGCATAACTCAGTTATTTCCGGCCTACGCCATACTGCCAAATAAATTAATAGATTTATTTTAGAGGTTAGCATTCCAATTAACCTTGATATAATCAAGTAATGTTTCGCTATTCCAACTTATTCTATTCCAATTCATCATATTAATGCTACCGGCAACCTCATCCTGACGATTTTCAAACATACTTGCGACCTGGAGCAAAATTGCTTGTTTTACAATTTCAGGAAGGGGTTCATTTACAGTAGCATCATATCCTGCAGTATAATCTATAGTTACCGCTTGTGGAAATTTCCGAACATCAGTTGGCCAAGTATCCACTTCGCCATCAAGACCAAGTGCCCATAATTGGCAGTAACCTGAATGCAAATCAGCAGTATAGTCAGTACCGGAAACCATTGTAGTAGTTGTACCATCATCATTTAGGTAAGTAAATGAATCAATAGTTTGTACTGGACCATAAGGGACTTTAATCGGCTCTCCATATAACGGAAAAGTGTCAAGTTTTACTCTCCTTTGTTGAGTAACAAATGATAAGCCTGAATAGGTTTCACATAATCTTCTCGCCGTTTTAATTAGGCTGCTTATATATGCATCCTTACTTGTACCAACATATTCAAGATGAATTTTGGCTTCAGCAAGGCTGACCGGCTCATAATCCGGTTGGTCTATTACACGGCTATAAACTATCATTTTTTAAGAGGTAATAAGTCTGTTTTAAACTTTTTTAACTCCTCAGCAGTTACTTCAATAGCTTCACCTTTTTTAGCTACTGTATTTTTTCTTAAAAGGAAAGTTCTTTAAGTTTTAAGTAAGAGGCCGGTTTTTTAGGCCGGCCCCTTTTCAACATTTAACCCCGAATTAAGTCAATGCCGGCAAATCAGTAGCATCCCAATCTTTGCAGATAGAGAATTCTTTAGGCTGCTCAATCTCGACATCCATAAATGCGTTGACCACAAAACGCTTGGTTCCGGCAAGAGCCTGGGTGTAAGGGTCGAACAGAATGTCCAAACCACCCCAAGTGCCAAGAATTGCACCCTGCCAGTAGTCAGAATAGATAATTCCGCAAAGGTCAGTCTGACCACCTTCGCTGAAATCAGATGGAACAACTTCAGATGTGAACAGAGGGCGGCCAATCAGACGACCAGTAAAGTCGTAGATAAAGTTACCTTCTACACCGTTAGTTTGTTTAGGAGTATTTGCAAGAGCAAATTCGCCTGATGCGTTAGTAACAAAACCTGCACCACCAACACGGCTATTTGCAGTTTTCACATCACGAATCATGCTGATAAGAGCAGCATAAGTCATATTGTTCTGAGAACCTGAACCAAGTGAAAGTACGTTTACACCTGAATAATTAAAGATACCAACTGGCTCATTAGAACCACCGCCAACAAGTACTGCATCATCCACAGTCAACTCATAACGGCGAGTAATGATGTTACGCAGATGTTGTTCAAGAACAAAAGATGACTGAAGCATCATTTGTGAGGTAACATCTACATACATACCAGTACGCTTTGCTTGCAATTTAATATTGTCGTAAGCCGGTACAGACTCATCTACGTTAGATGTTTCAGTTTCCCAAGAGAAACCAACATCAGTAGTGTGGCGAGGCCATTGTACATCACCACGAAGACCAGTCATTACAGTAATACCAAGTTGTGATACAATTGGATTAGGATTCAATACTGGAATCAAACCCATCAAATCGGTAGCTACAACATCAGCACCTTCAGTACCTACGTTGAGAGCAGCTTTTTGCTTACCAATTTTGATAAATTTAGAAGGGATTGCGATATTACCTGATACGCTAACACCACTTTCTTTAGCTTCACGAACTGCTTCCTGATACATTTCAGCTTCCATACCATCGTTATGGAAACGGTCTTTCTTTTCAGCAATTCCTTGAATTTGTTTTGCAAAAGAATAATTCTTTGCAATTCTATTCATTTCCTTCTTTTCAGAAGCATTATCTTGTACTGCACCAACGGCTGCGGTAGCTGCCTGACGCTTTACAATTTCAGCAGCACGCTTTTCAGCACGCTCAAGAACTTCGATATCAGAATCTAAAGTAGAGATTTGTTTATCCAAACCATTGAGGGTATTAACCTCTTCAGCGGATAGGCTTTTCTCTTTAGCCTTATTAGCGAGTGCAGCATATGCATCCTCCAGGACCACACGCTCTTCACGCTTTGCTTTCAAGTTATCCATTTTTGTTTTTGTTTTTAAATTGATTTAAACGCTCCAGGTATTTTTCGGCATTAGGGTCTGCCGTTAACTGTTCTTCAATCTTTTCAATTTCATTTCCGGCATAATTTTTACCTTCAATCAAATCGAGGATTTCCTGAACTTTCATTTTCTTTAATTCTGCAAAAGATACATCAGGCAACATCATTGATACCGCCCGAATAGCATCATTTGCTCTGTCAATAGACAGTTTAATAGCTTCTTGGTTCATGGGGATATTTACTACTGACCATTCTAACAATTCCTGGCCTTCATAATAATAAACTCCTTTTTCAGTCTTGCCATTTCCAGTTGGAAGGATTCCTACTGATGCAGCATTTAATGAACCAAAAACCAGTTTTTTTAAAATCTTATCAGCAATCGGGTTAATTTCAGCAGGCTCAAATTCAGCTTCTGCTACAATAACCTTTTTACCGTTAAATGAATCAACACTTACTTCACTTTTACCAATCACCATGTCAGGATTTGGGTCAGTAAAATATGAACCATGAACGGCGTGTTGATAACCTACAATAGGATTTGATTTATAATTATCAAAGGACCAATTATCCATATTGATAACTTCTTTTCCACGGTCTTTTGCCCCAGTAGAAATGATGAATTTCATCTTACGGCTCTCAAGAACCGTATTTGGGTCAAAAGATTTGGAAAGGATATTGGCCTGAATATCTTTCTTAATCATTTTGTATAGTGATATTTAATTTTACTTTTACTTTTACTCGTTGAATTCTCTGAAGAATCTGAATTATTTTCCTCTTCGGAATACTCTCCTTCTTCTTCACTCATAGGTGCAGATGCTTCTTCTTCCGAAAATTTACTTTCATAAAATTCTCTTAATTGGTCTACTGGAACATTCGCACCTTGTACTGTATATATATCTCCTCCTTCGTATGGATTCATATCCTCACGCTCACGTATTTCATTAGCATTCATGCCTCCGATGTTACGCATAGCATTGTAGAATGCTGCTCTTGCCTGAGTATCTCCACGCAAAAGACCGTTCATATTAAATTTTACAAAAGTATTGCGTTTTTCACGCTCGCTGAACAACTTCATATTGCATTCTTGCTCAATTACCCTAACTAAAGGAAGAATTGTATGTTTTGCGAATATCAGGTCGCTCTGCTCTGCATTGCTAAAAGTGGCTCTCTCAAAATCCTGGGCAAATACTGGAGGCACACGATAAATACCATAAATGGCTCTATCAGTTAGCCTTTCTTGCTCAATAAATTGTGCATCACCAGGTGACAACATAATTGGTTCAAAAGACCAACGACCTGAAAGAATTGGTGTTCTTCCATTCATTAAATCTTCTTTCCATGCCTTCTGATTTTCTGCTCTTTGCTCAGATGTCATGTTGCCTTCATAGGAAAGGATTCC